TAGCCCGAACCAGACAGCATCTTCCCATCCATGCTCCTTGCCTTGAGAGCAGAACTGGCGGTCCACCATGACGTACTGATGGCGCGGTAGGTTTGCTGCGAATGTCATTTGCGGTCCATCCACATTGCCAATAGCGCAACGCCAATGGCGAACATAAGCATTTCGTTTGGTCCTATATCAATCATGTAGTTTTAACTCCGATAGGGGGTTGAGATTGGCGTGCGGCACAAAGAAGCAGGGCGGGTGCTGGCTGAACCTGTACTCATCCTTCTTGCCATCCTCGGCGTGAATCCATCCATGAATCGTATAGTCCGGGCAGCGGCCGGATACTGACACTACAATCCCGGTGTCGTCCGGTCGGATCTTGAGATCCTTCCGGCTCGACCACCGTACCTCTAGGTTCGTGTTCTCGATGTCAGGCACATGAAACGTGTTGACCCCGAATCCCCAATAGATCCCCAGCGTCTTGGCAACCGCAAGCTCTGCGTGCGCGGCTTCGATATGGTACCCCCATAGCTCGCCAACCACCTTCTCGGGGAAGCGTGGGTTACGGCGCATATGGCTCGCTTCCGCATTCCTGCGCATGCCAACGTATCCTGCGACCAGAATCTCGTTTGCGTTGAGCGTGACGTTTATCTCCATGCCGGCCCCGTGATCCATGCCACCAGCGCCCATCGCGTGCCGAGCAGTGGTGCCTTGGCCTTATGCTTAATCCAAGACGGGAAGAAGTTTGCCGACCCCTGATGCGTTGACTTCTCAACCCCATGCCAATCCGCCTCGACGCATAGCCCGCCGCCGACGTAATCCTCCGGCCGGGACAGGTTCACGACGCAGGTCATCTTTCGGTCGCTGCCGTCGTAGGTATCGAAATGCCACTTAAACTTCTGGAGCGGCCGGTACCTAAGCACCTGCAACTGTTGCATGTCCGATATATCGAACCTGTAGTGTTCCTTGTTAACCTCGGATACAACCGCTGCCAGATAATTATATACCCACTGGAAGTGCGGCGACTTGGGCAGCCAGCATGACGCGCAGGTGCGGGTTCGGCTTGTCACACGGCTGCCGTCCTTGGCAAGCACGGGCGCCCGGGTCATGCCGATGATCTCGGCGTCGCGGATAATCATCTCGCACTGCGAGCGGGTGAATGCCTCCGGGACCGTTACGGCCGTCAGGATCTTTTGCTTAAACGTTTTTTCGGTTTGCATTTGTGTTTCCCTTCTGCGAATTCAGTTAAAAGTTTTTTGATAGCGTAGCTTGCAAGCTCGTCCCTATCGTACATGATTCTATTAAAACCGATGTGCGCCAGCCTATCGGCCATGTTGTCGTCAATGTCGAATTTCATTTCGACCATTTTGACTTCACTCTCGCCAATAAACTTTATCTGTCCCAGTTTTTCCATTGCTCTCTTTCCTCCTTAATTCTGTCAAACAACCAAAACAAAAACGCTGCCCCGGCCAAGACAAGCGATAGCGCAACCGAGAACGCAATAATCAGCGCGGCAATGTTTACGGTCATCTCAAGTATGGTTTTAATTAGTTCCATGATTCTTCTTTATTACACGGTTGAGGGTTGCTTGGTCAATATCTATTCCGGCCACCTTGCACCAGAACAGGATCACGCCATTGGAGAAATCGTCCACAAGCTTCCTGACAGACTCAACTCTGCGGTAGCAGTTGCAGTCTCTGACGTTCTTGCTCCTTGCACCCGTAGGTTGTATCCCATTCAGGATGCCTCGTCTCTGTAGCATTCTTATGTCGTCGATTGCGCGGATGACTATCTCGCCGGCAAGCTGCTGAATTCTTGCGTCGTAATCACCGGATGTTAATTGCGTCGAGACCATTTCTTTTTGTTCTTTCCTGAGCGGTCCTGACACCAGACCGCATACATGTTCCATAATTCTGCCGCATCCCTAGCGGCATCCTTTGTGTCAAAAACGTCATCGATCGGCGGCAAGCCGTTTGGGGGTATTGCGCCCCACAACCTCGGACCAATTACATTGCCCATGATGGTCTCAAGCCTGTACTTGCCGCTGGCCTGAACCACGCGCACCGGAGTCATCGGATCTCTTCCTCAAGCTTCTTAATGTCCGCCTCAATCTGTCCCCTAAGCTTGTGCATGTCATTCGACTGTCCCGCATAGTGAATCATATATGCGTCATGGTAGCGGTTAAGGCCGAAGTGCTGCTCCACGCTGGTCATGCAGTTGTAGACCGGGTCAAGTTCCTGAAGATCAAGATCGCATAGGTGTGCCATGATGTTCATCCATGTCTGCTCGGCAAAGTGGTTGGGGAACAAACCGATGGGCGGCTGGGCGAATATACCGGCCACTTCTTTTGTTGCCACAAAGACCCCGGTGTTAACATAGAATCGCGGATCAATCTTGTAGCCAAAAGCTTTCGCTAAGGCAGTCATCCCCGGCTTGCGGTCGAGATATGACCCCTCGTCGAAAGCGCAGAACTTATCTACATCCTTGGAGATGTCCGGGCAATCCAACGCAACCAACACATCAGCGTCAAGGAATGTGACGACATCGTAGCCCTTGGTCGTCATCAGGTGCGGGATGATAAGCTTGCTGTACTGAACCGGATGCGCCAGCGGCTTCTCGATGGAGATAAAGTCCTGTTCGTGCCGCTTGCAGTAAGCCTCAATGCGCGGTCTGGTCAGGTTTAAGACCTCCAGCCAATCGTCCCCGAAAGCCTGCGTAACCACAACTTTCTTCATGCCACCTCGCAAAGTTGTTCGTCGGCTTCCTCCATGAGAAGCTGCTCGGCAAATTCCAGCAGTTCCGGCTCGGGGTTGGCAATGTCTGCGTCACCGTGACAAACCGTGATGCGAGAGATTGACATATCGTAAGGCACGTCCGCCATATAGTGTTCGCGGTGGCCCTGCGGCCCGATGTCAATGCGGTGCGTCTTGTAATCGCAATCGCCCCATGCCGTGACTTCGCGGCCTCCCCAGATGAATGTTACTTTGATGTCCTCTATTTTCTTCATAGTCGTGGTACCTCTTTCTTTACTTGCGCCCAACAAAACAAGGCTCGGACGACCGCCCTCTCTAGGTGGTCCATTGCATCCTCGCCTTCCCCGTCGGGCATTGGTGTGCTTTTGTGCAACATCATTTGTGCGGTTGCCAGATGGCGTATCGCACGCGATATGTGGTAATCGTTAACAGGTTTATCGCAATTGAACCACTCTCCGTAGGCAGACTTGCCAGACCCCTTTCCCATAACGCGCCACACTATATCTTCCGCTGCCTTGCCCATGTCTTCTATGGTTGGTGGTGTCATAGCTTCATCCCCGGTGGTGTGTATTGCTTTACCCAAGCCCATACTTTGAGTAAAGCAGAAAATGCTTGGTAGGCTTCGCAAATCTCCCGCTCGTCCCAGACCCTTGTGACAATCTTCTCGGGGTCGTTTGCGGCCAATACAATCGAAACGCAACCAACGCCGGTATCGCCCAGCGCCATCCTATAAGCAGCCAATTGCGCCACGTCCGTCTCGAAAAACGGCTCATAGCGATCGTTTACCTTGCGGTTTTTTAGATCTATGATGCAGGTGCCGACACCCTTAAGATCCACCAGCGCGTCGCACCTTCCGGCATACCCGGCCCCTACCAGCGCACGCTCGCACCAGTGCGTCTTTGTCACATTTTCGGCCGCCCACTCTTTGAGTGTTTTGATATAGGGCGCCATCCGCTCATCCTTGGAAGTCTCCTGACCCATAAGGATCTTTTCCATTTCCTCATGCGTCCGGGTGCCATGCTCGGCCGCCTTGGTGGTCTGCTCCTTGGACGCTTTGATCACTCGCTTGGCGTAGCTCTCCAGCGATTCGTCCGGCTCCCTAGCGATATTGATGGACGCCAATAGCACCTGCTCCATCTGCCAGTTGGTAAGCTGCGGTTTTGCCATCGCCGACAGCACCGACGTCACACTCGGGTAAAGCCCAAGCTTCCTTGCATCGCCGACGGTCGTGTTGCGCTCCAGACCGGTCTTGCCAATGATTACATGAGCCGACTTGCCCTCGGCATTATACCAATGACCCGCTTGGTCTGTGAAGACCAAGCGGGTTTGGTTTGGCTCTTTCTGTGAAAAAGTAAGAGCCACTAGATTAGAATGGCATTTTATTGCCATCGCCATCGGTCGCCTTCGCAACCGGTGCATTGCCGGCAAACTCCCGGGACTCTCGGATTTTGCCCTGCAACCATTCCGGCAACTTGGAAAAGTCGCCGGATTCGCCTTGCTCAATCTCGTAATACACATGCTCGTTCTGCGTCTCCGACGGCGCCTTCATGCCCTTGGGCAATTTGGAAGCACCGGCAATGGCGCAGTAGTTCCTGCCCTGCTGGCTTGTCTTGTGTACAAGGGTCAGCATGGCCGGCTTGCCGAGCAGGTTCTTTAGGCTAAACGCCTGTAGTTCCTTGGCGGTAAACGCCTGACCGCGCCACTGTTCCAGAAGCTTGCGAAGGCTTGCGCGCTCGCCAAGCGACCGGGTCTGCTCGATGGATACGATCATCGGCTTGGTCACTTTCGTGGTCTTGCCGTTCTCGGTAACCTCGCCCTCGATAACCTGATCAGGAAGCTCGAAGGTTAGGCGGACCTTGGGGGACCACTTCTCCTCGCCATCCCAATTGGTTTTCTGGTGACCTAGGTCAACCAAGCTGAATAGAATGCCGACCGTGGCTCCCGCCTCCGGTAACTGACGTTCCGAGTTTTTTGATTCTGCGCTGATGGTTAGTGCCATGTTGTACTGTCCTTTCTATTGTATTTTGTTTGGGTTTATTGGGGTTGAAGGTATTACAAATCCCTGTGCCACGGTCGTTGCTACAGGATGGGTAGCCACCACGTCAACAACAAAATTGGGCGGCGCTATGTGGCGTGCAATCTCGCAAAGGTCGTCGGCTTGGACGATGGCCAGCCACTTCTTCTCTCCGTTGCGGCGAAAGAACACTGCTGGGATTTTGCCATCAGGAGCATCGCCCTTGGCCTGCGCCATCCACTGCTCCGGCTTGATCTGCTGGCAGCGCTTCACTTCGCAGTGAAAGGGGAAGTTTGCGCACACCACGTCCCCCGATCCGCCCTCGGGATCGCCGGCATACTGTTGCGTCCTGCGAGCCTTCTGCCATCCCTGCTCCCGCAGGTATGAGGCGAACTCCCGCTCGCCGGCCGCCCCCTTACGTCGTGAATTTATTTTTCCCATATGGACTCCATTAAGGTTAGGTTGATGTCTCCGTTCTGGTCGGTGTCAAAATTGATATAGGCGTTGGGGTGTTTGGTGGTAAATTTGACCGCCTCCTC